TGCAAAGATTGAGCAACTTGAAAAGGATAAGAAAAATTTAAAATTAATCATTAGGGCTTTTAATGCCAGTAACACTAGAAATAACAGCGTATGAGCAACGTATCAAAATCAGCATTAACACAATTAGCAGCTACTATTCCTTTTGGTGCTTATAACTACATAGCAAAGGAAATGGATTATGCGAGCCACTTTGTTTTAAAAAGCCTTTTAACTGGTAGAGTTAAAATAAGCATCGAAAAGTTTGAGTTAATAAAATCGCATTACGAGTATTGGAAAAGACATGTAGCATTTACCTATGCCAATCAAAACGGTCAGTTCGATTTATTCCAAACAGTAAAGTATTACAAGGAACTAAACAACCTTATTAATTCAGAGGAATACTCGCTATTAAACGATTATCAAAGAAGGTCGATAGTAGATGAACAAAAAAGGATTTGTCAACAATTAATTCATTAAAAACAAAAAGCCCGAATAAATCGAGCCTTTTTATTCATCGCAAAATGAATGCCAATAAGGCAAAACAAAAATAGTAATAATAATTAAAAATCGCAAAATGGAAAATCAATTAACAACAACAACGGATAAAAAACCGTTAACAACAAAAGACTTTTTCGCTAGAGCAGATGTTCGCCAAAAGTTTGAAGAAATGCTAGGTAAACGAGCGCCACAATTCATTACTTCTGTATTGCAAATTGCAGCATCAAACGACTTACTAGCAAAAGCAGACCCAGTAAGTATTTACAATTCAGCAGCATTAGCAGCTACTTTGGATTTACCGTTAAACAACAACTTAGGTTTTGCTTATATCGTTCCTTACAAAACAAAGTTTCAGAATGAATCAAATGGTCAATGGGTAGAAAAAACAGTTGCTCAGTTTCAAATGGGTTATAAAGGGTTTGTTCAATTGGCTCAACGCTCAGGGCAATTCAAAACCATTTCAGCAACGGCAATTTATGAAGGTCAATTAATTGAAATGAACCCATTAACTGGATTTATTTTTGACTTCACAAAAAAAACATCTGAAAAAGTTATTGGGTACGCTGGTTATTTTTCTTTAATCAATGGCTTTGAAAAAACAATGTACATGCCAATTGAAGAAGTTGAAAAGCACGGTAAAAAATACTCACAAACTTATAAAAAAGGCCTTGGCTTATGGAAAGATGATTTTGATAGCATGGCTACTAAAACAGTTTTAAAGCTATTACTATCAAAATTTGCCCCTTTATCAGTTGAAATGCAAAAGGCGGTTTTAGTTGACCAGGCAATTATTAAAGATGATAAAGCTAATGAAATTGAGTACGTTGATCATGTTGAAGTTATTGAAGCTGTTGATGAAAAGAAAGAAAAGTTAAAAGAAGGAAAACAAAATAAAATTGATTTACCGTGATTATAGAAAACAAATACAAAAATTTATCTCAGGATGAATTGCAGAAAGTTTTCTCTAACTACTTAATGGATAGTTGGAGTTTCTCTAAAATATCTGAGTTCTCAAGAAACGAGAAAAGTTTTGAGATGTCCTATGTATATGGTATTAAGCAAAAATCAGCAGCCACAACGGTTGCTGGTTCAGCTTACCACCACGCACTTGACTTATATTTTGACTCATTAAAGAAGGGTGATTTATTAGATTTCACATTTTTAGAAATGGTTGCTTTTGAGTATATAGAAAGTCAAAATGCTAACTTCTGGAAAATTCAAAAGACTACGCCAACGGTTACTGATTGTATCGCAAAAGCAAACGAAACAACTTCTAAGCTATTAAAGAACTTCTTATCTGAAATATCAACATACACTGATAATTTAAAAGAGGTGCTATTTGTTGAAGTTTATTTAAACGAGTTTTTAACCATTAACGGTGTTGATATTCCTTTACCGTGTCATGCGAAAATTGATTTAGTGATTAAAACAAAAGATGATAAAATTGTTATTATCGACCACAAATCAAAAAACGCTTTTTCTAATGATCAGGATTTAAAACTGTCAATAGGTAGACAAGCAATAACCTACGTTAATTGTTTTGAATCCGCTAACAATGTTAAGGTTGACGAGGTTTGGTTTGTAGAAAATAAGTACTCAGCAAACAAAGATAAGTCACCTCAATTAAATTGTTTCAAAGTTTCAATAACAAATGATACTCGAAAATTATACGAAGCTTTATTATACGAACCGCTTAAGAAAATGTTAACCGCTATTTCTGACCCCGATTATGTGTACATGATAAACGACTCAGATAATTTTATAGATAAGGCTGAGCTGTACGAATTTTGGGCTAAAACCATGATTGCAGAAGTTGAGGAATTTAATGTTTTGCCATCTAAAAAAGAACTGGTTTCAAAACGGTTAAAGAAAATTAGAGATGCTAGTATTATTTCAGCAAGTCCAACAATTATAAAAGAGTTCAAAAGAAATGCTTCTGAATTTATTCAATACGATTTAAGTAATAAAAATATGACACAACAAGAAAAAATTGAGCACGTTTTACGAAGCTTTGGAGTTATTGCAAAAGTAGCTCATGTATTTGATGGCTATTCGAGTAACACGTATTTACTTGAAGTATCGGCAGGGGTAAAAATAGCATCTATACACTCGCATAAATTAGACATATCAAATGTATTAGACGTTTCTAGTGTGCGAATGTCAAAAGATTTAATGGTTTACGAAGGTAAATCGTATATCTCAATTGAAGCGCTTAAAAAGAGAGATAAGGATTTAATTTTTGACGCTAAATATTTGTCAGGTTTCAAAATTCCAATCGGTGTAGATAATTTTAGTAGAACTATTGTTTGGGATTTAGAAAACCATTCTACACCTCACATGCTTATTTGCGGTGCAACTGGTTCTGGAAAATCAGTTAGTATTAAATCAACAATTGAATATGCAAAATTAGCTGGCGTTTCATCTATTATAATTTTAGATCCAAAGTATGAATTTACAAAGTACAATTCTGGAAACATTAAGGTTTATAATGACATTGAAGATATAGAGCTAGCTATGGAGCAACTAGTTGAGCGAATGAACTTAATGGTTAAAGAGGGAATTATCGAAAAAACATTAGTTGTATTCGATGAGTTTGCGGATGCTGTTTCTGCTTCTAAAAAAGGTAACGAACTTGATGTAAAAGAAATGGTGCAAACTGGAACTAGAAAAGTTGGTTCTGGAATTTTAGCGCAAATAGTTCCTAAAATGGAACTTAAAAAAGTAGGCGAAAAAAAGTCTTTAGAAGAAAACCTAAGAGTTTTATTACAAAAAGGTCGTTCATGTGGTTTCAGAATCTTATCAGCTACACAAAGAGCTTCTGTAAAAGTAATTAACGGTGACGCAAAGGTTAACTTTCCAGTTCAAGTATGTTTCCGAGTACCAAAAGAAGTCGATTCTAAAGTAGTAATTGATGAGTCTGGCGCTGAGTCATTAGCTGGAGCTGGTGACGGTTTAATTAAATCGCCAGAGTATACAGAAGTTGTACGTTTTCAAGCATTTTATACTAAATAGTATGTATTTATTTTTTGACACAGAAACAACTGGCAAGCCTAAAAACTATAATGGTTCTATTAAGGATTTAGATAACTGGCCCAGAATAACACAATTTGCATGGCATTTATACAAAGAAAATGGAACACTAATTAAAAGTTTTCAAAGCCTAGTTAAGCCAGATGGATGGGAAGTTCCAAAAGAGGAATTTTTTATTAAAAATAACATGAGTACTGAAAGATGCGAAAAAGAAGGTAGACCAATAAAAGGAATTTTAGAGCAGTTTAAGAATGAAATAGAGGATAGTAAGTATTTATTGGCTCATAATCTAAATTTTGACTTAGCAGTAACGGCTAGTGAAATGTACAGAATAGGATTAAAAGCCGAAAATAAGCCTATTAAAATTTGTACCATGCAATCTACAACGGATATTTTAAAGCTGCCAGGGCCTTATGGTTTTAAATGGCCCTCTTTAACAGAATTGCACAATCACTTGTTTGGATGCGATTTTGTTGGAGCGCATGATGCGAGCGATGACGTAACGGCAATGGCTAAATGCTTCTTTCAGCTCATTAAAAACAAGCAGATTACAATTTAACAACATGGGGCGTAGCAATCCGTTACGCCCTTCTTAAAACATTACCCTTAATAATGGCAAACGAATTAAATGGTTACGAATTAAGCCGAAAGTGGTTTGATTGGTGTTTTGAAAATCCAGACAAAATTTCTCCAAATCATACTGCTTTATATTTTTTTATAATAGAGCATTGCAATAGATTAGGATGGAAAAAAAAGTTTGGGCTTCCTACAACAATGGCAAAAGAATCTATTGGGATTCGTTCTTATAATACCTACATAAATACTTTAAATGATTTAGTTAGTTGGGGTGCTATTGTTTTAATCGAAAAATCAAAAAATCAGTATAGTAGCAACATAATAGCTATATCAAATTTTGATAAGGCACTAGTGAAAGCACTTGACAAAGCATTTATAAAGCATGATACAAAGCACACGACAAAGCAAGTTGAAAGCACTAGTGAAAGCATTGATAGTATAGATAAACAATTAACAATAAACAATAAACCATTAAACAAAGAACCAATTAAACAATATAGAGAATTTGCTCATTTAAAATTATCATTTGAAGATTTTGAAAAACTACAAACTGAATATTCAAAAATTCAAATTGATGAAATCTTAGATAAGATTGAGAATTACAAAAAAAATACCAACTACAAAAATTTATACTTAACAGCTAATATTTGGCTAAAAAAAGAAAATAAAAATGGAACAACGCCAACAAATACAATTATCAGAAAATCAGTTGATGATAAACGCAATGAAGTCATCGATTTGGCTAGTCAAGCCTTTAATCGCTTGGCAAACTTGTCCAGCGAGAACAATCAAGCAAGCAATAGCATACAAAACTAGCTGTTTAGGACTTCTTTTAAAAACTGAACAAACACAAACTTTAAAAGATTTGTTATTTGTAGCTATTTCTGAGGTGTCGGTTTTCTTTAATGTTGGTAAAAATTTAACGCCTCATCAAATAAATTCTACAATAGATTTAATTTTAAACGATAACGCTTGTTTAAACCTCTCTTTTGAAGATTACAAGGTTTGCTTCGAGTTTGCAAAAAAAGGTTATTACGGCAAGGCTTATGACCGTATAGATGGGCAAATTATATTCGAGTGGATATACCAATACTCAACCGACAAAACAAACGAGTATTTGAGAATCAAAGATTTTAACGAAAAACAAGCCTTAAACCAAAAAATAACACCTAGCGAAGTAAACAAAGAAGGTCAATTAAAAGTAGCTGAGGCAATGAGGCAAGCATTAAAATCGGTTGAGGCTCCAAAAGTTGAAAAACCAGCCAGAGAAAAAAGCGCCTACGAAAAATTGATCCAACGGTTTTTAACTCAGTTTCAAAAAATAGCAATTAAACGGGGTTTGAATAGTGATACTAAATATATTTTCATGTACGGTAAAAACTTGACTTGTAGTGAGTATATGGAATTGAAGGTAAAGCAATACAACCGAGTAATGAAAATTTTAACCCAATAACCATTTTAACTATTAACAGATAACAGAAAAGATTATGGCAACAAAAAATGTAGAAGTAGAAATCGAATTAGAAGATTTTGATTTAGAAGATTTGCTTGAAGAAATAACAGATAGAGCAGGATACATTAAAAACAATATTCAGATAACTAATTTTTGTAAAGAGTTTTTAAATGAAGAAAACGAATTACCGTCCGATACGCTTGAAGACGTTTTAAAATTAGAATTATTTAGAGAAGCCCTTAAAAAATATTCATTAACCCAACTAGAAGAAAAATTAAAATGAAAACAATTAAAGAAGTAGAAAAAGAAATAGCTCAAATAAACCTAGAGTTGACTAATGATTCAAAGAAATATTTTTCAGATAAAGGTAAATTCACTCCTAATAAAATAGGTAAATTGATGAAAAGAATCGAATTTTTAAACGGATTAGCGTTGTATTTAAAATCAAATCCAAGTGAAGATTATTTAAAAAGCGAACTTGATAGAATAAATAAATCTATTAAAAATGCTAATTCTGGCTATTCTTATTGGGAAAAATATAACGCTCCAAAAGATGTTGACCCGAAGAAATATAAAACATTATATGCTAGTACAGTTGGATTAGGAAAACTTAAGAAGCAATTGAAAACTATTGACTATTTACTGGCAGCCTAACCCCTCATTAACCCAATTTAAAATGCAAACCTCACTATTCGAAATAGAACCAATACCTAAACCATTCAATCACAAATCACGTGGTCGTATCTACACTGATAAAATATGGCCCGAATTAGACGTACATAGTAAAATAAATATCAAAGTAGCTTATGGTTACGGTAGTGATACTAGGCCTAATTATTTGATAATTGATACTGTTTTTAAGTGTGGTTTGGATATGTATTGCCTTACAAATAAAGAAGCTCGACATACAGGCTTTATGTGTGGATGGGATGCGCCTCCCGAAATTAAACCAAGTTAACCCAATTTAAAACCAATAACGATGAAAACAGAAATTAAAGAATTACAGAAACAATTTGAAGCAACTGGATATATAAGTTGGTTAAATTCAGACTTATATCCTGATGGTAAAATTTATAGTAAAGAATATACGGAATGGCTAGAAAACAAAACAAAAGAGTTACAAGAGCAACTAGCAGAAAGTGAACAGAATTTATTTAATGTAAAAATAGAAAGTTCACATGAGATATCGGATTTAACTAAACAATTAGATGAATATTGCCATAAAACAGAAGGGTTTGAAATTCATGTTAAGCAGTTACAAGAGCAACTAGCAGAAAAAACCGAAGCATTAGAAAACTCAGAAAACGGAATGCTTAATTTGATTAAGTATAAGAATGAATTAGCAGAGCAACTAGCAGTAAAGGAGAAGGAGTGTGAAGATAAACTGATAAACATTAAACGCAAACTTGAAAACGAAGAGTTAAATGTCTATTTATTAGATACTCAACTTAAAAGTAGTAAACAAGATTTTCAGATACTTAATAATGAAAACAATATTTTATTAGAGCAACTTGCGAAAAAAAATAATGGGTGGATTAGTGTTGAAGATATATTGCCTAATGATGAAGAATGGGTAATTATTACTAATGGAACTCAAGTGGTTACGGCTCAATATTATAAACATTCAAATGAATTTGCGTTAATGGATAAAGTGTTAAAAGTAACCCATTGGATGCTATTGCCAACACCCCCAAGTAAACGATAAAAAATAGAAATGATGAAAAACACAAAAAAAGTAATAAACATAATATACCTAACTATATTTTACAAAGTATTTTATAGTGAAGATAAAAAAGGTTACATGATGAAAAAAAGAGTGCTTCCTTTTTTGCTAATATCTCCAATGGTATTGCCATTTTGGATGCTATGCTCAATTTCTAATTATATTATCTATATATTAGAGTATAAGTCACAATGGGTTGAGTTAAAAGATGACTCTAAAAAGCTAACATTTAAACAAAGATTAGTAATTAAATTAAATTTTCATTAAACTAACCCCCACCAACTAAAACAATTGATAATGAGTGAAATTAAAATTAAGGAATATTTAAAACTTTTAAGTGAAGCTGAAAAGAAATTTAAAAACGAGGTTTATCAAAAAGAAACTATATTAAAAAACTTAAAAGAAAACCAAAGTAGGTTAGCTAAATGGCAACAAGTTGAAGATGCTAATAAATCTCATATACAAAACGATGAGGCTTTGTTTAATTATATTAAATCACGTTTTGATGATGGTACATTAAAGGGAATTATAAATCTTGCTATGCCATTAATTAAAGAAAATTTATATAAAGCTATCGAAAATCAATTAGCGTTTTTAACCACCCCTAAAACAAACTGATATGGAAAACTTAAAAACAATAGCGCTAGGAATATTAACTTTTTTAATAATTTATTTATTAGGAAGTTTTAATGAAGCTACTTTTTATATAAAAGATTGGAACGAATTAACGAGATTTTTTATAACTTTTATTGGAGGTTTAGCTGCAATAGTTGTTATCATTATTAACTATGTAAATAAAAACATATAACAATGGGAAAACAATATAGATATTTAATGAATAATGAAGTGGTTGGGAGTGATATACCTTATCCTTTAATGGCTGATTTTCCTGCTAATGAATTTGGTAGAAATGATTGGAATGATGCTAAACGTTTATGGCATAACTCCCTAGTAAAATTAAAGTGTAGCGAAGTTGAGTTGGATAAGATTAAAAAACAATTATCATCTATAAAATTACGTTGGGATGAAGTTATCGACACCACCTCAATAACAACGGTTAAATGCGAAACTATGCTTTTGTCTAATCCTCCTAAGCCAGTATATAAGGTTTATTTTAAGGAGGTGGAGAGTGAAAGTAAAACATGGGATGATATTTATATTGAGTATATGAATGATGTGCCGAATTGGAGAGAAGAAGGATGCGAACCTTTACCAAGTTGGCTTAAATCTAATTATCAAATACCTAATAAATTATAACTATGCTAACACTATCCCACATAATCCTATCCCCGATTTATTTTACCTTATACCTTGAAATTATAGATTATTTACTTAAATATTAAAAATGGAAAACTTAACAGAATTTGAAAAAGCAGTACGCCCACTAATGGAATACCTTGCCAAAAACCATAACCCACATTGTACGGTAATTGTAACGAGTACCGATGCTGAGTTAGTAGAAGGTAAAGAGTGTTATCGAACTAGCGAATTTATACCAGACTAATGGCTTGCGAGAAAGTAAAATTTAACTCAAAAGAAAATGCTGAGTTTATAAGACTTAAATATAAAAAGCCAGATGAGTTTAATAGAACGTATTTATGTAAATGTGGCTCGTGGCATATCACTTCAAAGCCTTTAATTAGTGACGTTATTAAGGAATTAAACGATAAAATTGAGGCTTTAGAAATTGATAACATTGCCTATAAAGAACAGTTAGTTGAACAGATTAAAAAGAATGTTGATTTAAAAGCTGAGATTGATTTATTAAAGAAATTCAAACACAAAGTACATAGTGAGCCTCAAGACGTTAAAATACTTCGCCATAAATTAAACATGGCTAATCAGAAAATTGACAATCAAAAAAAGGATATTGTTATTTTGCTGAATAAATTAAATCAATATAAATAACTATATTTGAATATGGAAACAATTATGCAAGACGTAATATCTCAACACGTAAAGCAAATACAAGCTAAACAAAACGAGTTAATTAAAGAGAGATTAACCGTTATTTTAGGTTATGAGTTGAATTTAGAAGATGAAGCAAAAAGACGTTTTCCGAGAATTGGTATTTTTCAAGATGCAACCGACCAATCAACTCACTACTATTGGAATGATGGCAGCATTGATGGTATTAGAATTATTAGCTTTTATAAAGGCGATATAAATTTTGATAAAATAGATGACGGCAAAATATCCGCTAACTTTAATTACCGTTAAGGCTTAATCTTACTCAATAAATCAACGCCTTGTTTGGCAGAAGCTCCACTACCAAAGCCATATAAAAAACCTTTTATAAATCCCTTACGTTTAACTTTCGGCAAAGTATCAATTAACTGTACTATGCGATTGTTTAACTGTTTTTTCTCGGTAGAATCCTGCTTAATTTTCTCAGTATAAAGCGCTTCATTGTCTTTATACTCCCCTATTTGATTATAGGCATTTACAATTAGTAATGAATTAGCTTGATTTTCCGCTTCGTGTGTGCTGTCTTGCTTTAATTTTACTCTTTGAACTAATCCTAAGTAAACTCTGCAAACGCTGTCAGAAGCAGAATAAACACTATCATAAACCGATTTGTATTTTAGCTTGTAGTAGTTTTTACGGTTAATGGCTTTTATCAATTGTGCTTTGTAGATTTCAGCAGAATCAACTAGAGCGATAATATCCGCTTTGTTCTTATTAATTTTTGGCGTGATAGTGTCAACTTTAGCTATTGGAGTAGTTGGTTTTGGATCACGTTTACACCCCTTACAATTAGCAAATATTACAACCGTCACTAAAACAGTTAGTAAATACCATTTGATTGAATCCCAAATGTGTGTAAATATTTCTTTAGTTTGTTGGTTCATCTTTGTTTTCAGTTATATCCGCTTTACCTTTAATTTTCTCATTTGAATTGATACCTAAATAAGTTGCAATACTTAATGATAGAATAGTAAGAACGCTAATTAATAAACTCCAATCGTCATGATTATAGGCCCACAAAGTCCAAGCTAATACTGGAATTGTTACCAATACAACCAAAGTCCAAAACGCACTTAGTTTTTTAGAAGATGCACCGCCTGGTTTATTATCTGCTGAGCCTTGAAGCCATGCTATAAAGTTTTTCATTATTTTACAATTTCGATTGTTACTACTTCACCAGCTTTTATAGCTAGGTTTATTTTATCATTTAATTGATTGAAAGCTAATGTACTTTCACTTACAAAGTTTTTAGACTTTTTACGAGCCGGCAATAAACATCCTTCTGTATCTTCTGGCTTGTTTCCAGTATGTATGCGAACTCCTGCATAATTAGGAACGTTTAAAAGCAATGGCAAATAAACTGGTTTACCTTTCATTTTACTAAAACGTTCTGATTTAGTTACCACTATTTTAAAAGTGCCATAAGGAATAGCCGTTTTGCCATGTACTTTAGTAGCTACTGATTCTGCTAAACTCATTGATTGAGTTAAACCTCTATCTTTATCTTCTAATACATAGCACTCAAATACACCATTAATAGATAATTCACCTATTGTAGATGTTTCTGTAAATTCTGTTCTTTTAAGTTTAAGTTCCATAATTAATTAAATACGTGGTTTTCTATTCTCGTTACTCGTTTCTCAGTATCTTCGTGCTTTGCTGCCACCTCTCTAACTGCTATCTTAATTTCAGTTAAATCGTTTGACATCTTAACTAAGGCATTAACCGCCATTACACCTATAAAAGCAAATACAGCTATAAAAGCTCCTACTGCCCAAAGTAAAAAAGTTGTTTCGTTTTCTGTTAGTGCCATAATTATATTCCGTTTGCTATTAATGTTGTTTTTACTAAAGGTGCTAAATATACTAGCTTACCGTTTGCGCCTAAGTGACCTGAATCAACCCGGTCCACACTAGCATCTATTGAAGTGGTATCTATTACAATTATATTGCTTCTTAAACCTGCTGCATTATTCATAGCAGTTAAATACTGTCCGTATAAATTAGCTCCATTATTAGGAACTCTAACTAAAAATATTGGTTTACTAGGTTGTTTAATTTGAACTTTGTCAATTAAAGAAAGTAACTGAGTTTGGAAATTACCAACTGTTACTGCTCCTATGTAATCGTTAACCCCAAATGAAATAACAATAGCATCTACACTTTCATCGGTTGTATTAGTTGAGCCGTTATAATCAAATGGATAACGTGTATTTGCCGTATCTAAAGTATAACCGCTTCCTGCAATTTGAATACAACTGTACAAAGATGAATCTATTAATCTAGGCCAATCATTAGAAGTAGCCATCCAACTATCACCAATAAATTGTATTTTCTTAGCCCCTTGCGTCAAAACATCTAATTCACCGCCAGCATCTAAAATAATTGAATCTAAAAATAACTCAGTTACTTGATTAAATTGGTCGGCAGGAACTCCGTAAATATGAATTATCATATCTTGCCAACTACCGTTATTGACTACTGGAATGCTTGCAGTCCTATAACCAGCAAAAGCAGCCGTGTTAGTTTCAAAAGCTATGCCTGCTGTTTGGTTAGGGTCTCCATTAATATGATAGCCTAATGCACCTCCACCATTTATTTGCGTTCTATTTATATATGCTTTTACTTTTACAGTAGATGTGTTTTTAACTCTAAACTGAACACTTGACGAACTCCACCCACTTGTTTTACCATACGCACCATTTAACCATCGACCTAAATAAGTCAAACGATTATCTGTATAGTCAATTACAACTAATGGTTTAGATTGAGTATTTGATTTTGATAATAACATTATGCTAAAATTTGTCCTCTCATTATAAAAGCGTACCAAGTTGCGGTTCCAGAAGCTGTTGAGAATTCTAATGCTGCTATGTAATGCGCTCCAATTCCAGTACGTCCAATATATAGTGAGTTTGATAAACTAGCTAAGTTAGCCGCTAATTGGAGGGCATAATTCGACGTAGCTGCTGTTCTTGAGTCTAATCCAATGGCAGGTAAAAGTGTGATAGTGTTCCCGCCTGCGCTATGAGCAACTCTTTGTTGGGCCAATATGTAAATATCATTATCCACCGCTTGAATAATATTAAATTGGTTTGCTCTATTTGCACGAGATTGTCTATAAGCAGCCGTTGTATATGTCCAAGATGTTGTAGCCTCTAATCTATATAAATCAAATCCTACTTGATTCTCTGAATTAGATAACATAGGATTTAATTTAGACATTTCGGTGTAAGTTGGAACGGTACAAGTATGCGTACCACTTCCAGTCGTTGTAGTATTTATTAAAGCCCCTCCAGGCGTTGCTGAAACATTAAAAGTGTTTGTATCAATTAATCCCAAACTTGCTACATAGTAAGTTGTGCCAGCTACTAATCCACTTGGTAACGTTCCTGTAGATGTAAATACTACTGGCATATTATTTATAGCTGGGTTTGAGTTCCAAGTAATTGTACAAGGTGTACCATTGCTTATTGTTACCGTACTTGATACATTGCCTTTATTTTCGAAAGAACCAACCCATCTTCTTGTTGTATCAGTGCTTTTAACATTTACACCATTTAATTTAGTTATTGGAACAGCTTGCGTTGTTGCATTAGTCCATGCTAAAAATTCTAGTGTTGGTACTCCTGCATTTGCGTAACAAAATACATCATAGTTTCCAGTTGCTAAAGTTCCTAATGCTAAACTAATCTCATTACTTTCATAAGAAACCCATTTAGTACCATCATATAAACTAATTACATTCCCTTTATATGGTGTTAAATAAATAGTGCTGGCGTTTACAACATCGGTTGTTGTTACTGCTAAACCGCTTGTTAAAGTTAATCTAAAATCGTTTGTTGATTTATCGTATTTATAAACATCATTAACAGTTGCAACCTCTACACCATTTTTTTGAACGCTTGGACATCCAAAAGTTACTGCGGTTGGAGTTATTTGTGTAGTATTTGTATCTACTCCATCAGATGAATTAAATTGATGGTAGCCATCGTTAATATCATAAGAGGTTAAATTATTAGGCGAATAAACAACTGCTCCGTTTACATTTGGGCTTTCTGTTATTGTTTGTTGGAGGGTTTGTTTTAATCCACGCCAAGGCAAAGTATCTAAAGTAGTAACGCCGTCACCAATTACATAAGCGTTTATAAATTCATCGGCACCGTCACTTAAATAAACGTGCTGGCCCTTTCCTAATAACAAAGAATCATTAGCAGCAAACCAAGCCGAATCCTTAAACCCTAAACTAACATTTACTTCTGTTGGTGTATATGCTACATAAGCACTAGTAATCCATGTGTATTCATTGCCATTTGATAAGTCAACATAAATAATATCAACAGCTCCAGTTGGTGGAAATGCTGCAAAATTTGCGTAACCAGTTCTAACTAATGCCATTAACTTATATATTTATTTAAATTATTGTATGCTTGTTTAAATTTAATATCTACTCCAGCTACTTGACGTTGCATAGGGTGTATAATCGGCTCATAATTACCATTCTTTTTAACTGCCTTTTGGTAATAATTATCAATATTCTTTGTGTTGTAATCGGTAACTAAAATATTGTTACTCATCAAAATATCAGTTCTTAAAATATCATGTTTGAAAAATGGAATAGGTTTTAACTTCATTAAATACTCTGGAGTTTGACCGTGTTCTACTTCGTCAATAAATCCATTTTGATACTGTATTTCATCAACTTTATATTGTGAATTTTGGTAGAAAAAATACCCATCAAAACGGTGCATATTATACCAATTAGCTTGTAAATAATCTCTTACTTTTTTATCGTTTTCAGTTTTACCAATAACACCGTTTAAATAATATTCAATCCTTACCGTACCATCAGCTCTTGAAGCTGTATATTGTTTTAAGCAATAGCTAGGTGTTTTTTTAATCGTTGTAGCTCCAAATAAAGTAGTGGCTTCGTATTGTAAGTAATAGATACCTTCACCAATTACGGTTAATACTTTTTTCCATTCGATATGATAACCAATAGCCTTTTCGCCATTCGTATTATAATTTACGTTTGGCATAATATCAAAACCAAAATCATAAGGAGTGCCATAAGTTGACGAAGCAGTTAAATCAATCTTAGTACCGTCACACTTGCATAAATAAACCGTAGCGTCTGTTATTCCAACTTTATCAAACCATTCTATAAAGTTGGTTGTATCATTTTTTAAAGGGTCTGAACTTGCTAAATCAGCTAATACACGCCATACATAATCAGAATTACAGTCTAATGTTGCTGGTGGTAATACTTCCGTTTCTTCATCTACTGGATTTGTTGGAATTAAACCAAAATCCTGAGAACCTAAATAATTTTGACCGTATGTAATGCCTCCAACAACTGGCGAACTAATATCATTTCCGTAAATACGAGCTGTTATTTTCCAATCAGAAATAACATTTCCAATACCATTAAAATCAATTAATGCGCTGGCAGTTGCTGTTGTTCCATTTATTGGAGGCGTACCACTTATTACTAATTTAGTTCTAGTTTCTCCAGTCAAAGGAATAAACCATGTATCTGTATCTGGATCATATTTGCTTGACATTCTACGCTTACCGTAATAACCGCCAATCTCTTTTGCCTCAATACCAAATACTACTACCGTATCTGTATGACTAAAGCCGTCAGCAGTATTTGTGAATACAGCCGTCACTAAAGTATTTTTGTAACCTAATAAATATTTATTTCCGAATCCATCAACTAAAGCCGTTAATGTATCTGGGTCGTATGAATTAATAACACACGTTGTATTTGCTGGTGTTAAATTTCTATCTAAAATATTGAAATCTACTGAATCGGTAAATACATCAGGAACACCGTTAATTTTTACATTCAATTCGTAAACATAACGAGCTATCCAGTTATTGCCCATGTAATGCTGCCAGTCTTGATTTTTACCGTCATTAGGTTCGGAATTGTCATAAAACGCACCATTAGCAGAAGCTAAAGCAACCCAGTATTCCCATCTATTTAAAAATGGATAAGCAAAATCATAATCATTTGCATCAACTCCCGAAAAATTACGGGCCACAATAGTTTTTCTTATCTCAGTTAATGGTATATGAAAAGGTCTATTTTGCGATAAGTTGAAAGTAGGGTTAATTGATAACGTTGGATTTGATGGTAAGTTGATTGATTTCGATTCAACTACAAATTCATCGTTGCTAACCGTGTTAACCATTACTATTTTAGCGGTGTATTTAACGTATTCTACACTTGTAACGGCTGGGTCACGGTCTAAATGTACTTGAGTATATGCCACTAACTCATCTTCTGTAAACTTATCTCTATCAATAAAAGCATCTGTATAGTTAACACAATCATGTGGTATTAACTTACTCGACATTGTTATTAAATTAGGGAACTGAGTTTGATAGTAATTCTCGTTGGCATCTACTTTTAGTGTAACAGCATCCGAAACAGAACCATTTAAGGCATGGTTTTTAACTGAGCATAAAAATATATAAGCTGGTGTATTGCTTTCTTCAAATACGTCAATTCCTTGCTGGTCAAATTCAAAGTTACCAACAATAGTTATTTTACTTGGAGAAACATAAAACGCCTTAATCCCTTGTAAAGAACGTATTGCTAAATCAGAATAATTGTCACCATCTATTCCAGTTGGTACAGTGTTAACCGTTACTAATACTTGTTCATGGCAAAAGTTATGTTTATAATCTCTGCCGTTTGCGGTGTATTCGCCAGTATCGCCTGGTACTTTTTTAAAGTTTAAAGCTACGTGACTTAAACCAGCAACAAATGGTGAATCAGTTGTATTTAATACATCAAAACTAAATTTGGTTTTTCTTACCGTGCTTAATTCTACAGATGGTATTGTAACTGGAACACCAGGAGCAGCATTATACCAATATTGTAAATTATCAATAGAGTAATTAGTAGGGTTTAAATTCCATTTCTCATCAACATACCCAGTATTACCTAATATGGTTTCAACTTGTAAATACTTGAAATCATTAGGGTTCATTACGTCAATCCTAGCCTCACAATAGAAAACGTATTTTAAACACTCAGCATTTAAAAAGTTTTCAGATGCTATGCCAGCTTGAAAGTCTGAAAATGTATTTTGATCTACAATATCAATTAACTTTGTTTTGTGACGAATCTTAAATTTATTTTTATAAATCGGGGCCGTATCTAATCCAGCTTCATCTACTTCAATACTACCAATGTGATAAGCTACATCGCCTATCATTTGCATCGGTATATTAGTTCCTAGTGATGCTGCATTTAAACCGGTAACATTAGATATTTGAGTGCTACCGTCTATCTTTGAAAAGAAGTTAGTAGCTTCGCTATTTCTAATAAAATTCCATTTGTAAACTAATGCTGTTACATCTTTTTTCAATGAGAAAACAACATTACCGACTGTAATATTCCAGCCTACACCGAAATTAGAATCTACTTTTAAAGCAGTATTACCAATCTTATCAATTATTGCAATATATCCAAAAGAAACATTGTTAACGTAATCATAAGCTAAAAGAGTATCGCCAATATTGAATTTGGAAAAGTCGCCACCAGTAACCCAGTAATGACCGTTTGGAATGTCATTAATGTAACCATCGTTATTGTTTAGAATCCAAGCACTATTTTGACTTGATATAGCATAATCAAACGTAGATAAATCAAGCTCAATAGTAATATCATCATTTAAATTAGCTAATAGCCAATTAACTGGGGTTGTGTCGTTTGCCTTACTAAAAGATATGTTGTTTAATTCAAATGCCATTAAATATCGAATTTATCTTTTAAATCAATCGTTTCTCTTTTAATTTCTTGTAGCTTCTCGTCAATCTTATAATCCTTCCAAGCCTTTTGCATTTCAATCGCTTGTTCTGGAGTTATATTTTTTGTAGCGTCCTTCATGGTGTTTTCTAATTCACCTAAAAGCCCGTTAAGATTAGCAGTTATTCCAGTTACAAAACTATTTAGGTTATTAACGTCCATCTGGTTCAGAATAAAATACTTTAAAATTATTAGTGTACAATTGGTTAATTCTTATTTTAATATTTGCCGTCTGTCTTTGATAATTCCATTTTAAACTATCTACTAACGCTTCGCTACCTGACGCTGTAAATATACTACTATTTTCTTTTACTTTTTCATAGTCCTCAAAAGAAAATGGCACGTTTTCAAATTGGTATTTAAAAAACTGGTTACCGTTTGGTGAACTTTGAGTTGGAACGAATGAAGAAACATAGTGGTAATTTTCCCATAGGTACTTGGCACTAAATACGGTTCCGTTATCTGGGTGTATCTTATTGTAAAGTGCGCTACTACCAATTTTTAACAAACATATTTTGTTGATTCCGATAATATCCTTTTCAATTTTCATCATTCCAATTCTATTTTTTGCTTTATTTGCAAAGTTTGGAGGGTCAACATAAGGAATTGAAGGTAATTGAAAATTTAATTTAATACCTATTTGCGCTAACTTAGCCAATACGTCATTAACGGCTGCAATAACTATGTTTAAAACTAATATAATAGCGTTTACAATCGTTACTAAAACCCCTGCAATTACATCAAATACCTTTAAAAAGCCGTCAAATATTTTCTCTGGTACGGTTAATTCTGTTTTGGTTTTAGCTAATGCGAACCCTATTCTTTGCTCGTTTAGTCCCTTCATTAACACCATGCCACCGTTATTAACTCGGTTTGGCTGTACAATTACTTGGTAAGAAGTGCCTAAATAGTCTTGCATTGTGTTTTTATCAATGCTATCCGTTAAGAAAGTTAATAGTGTATTACTATTAAACTCATCTGTATTTAGTTGAAATGCAGCCGTTCTTAGGTCGTAATTATTGGTTAATGCTGGTAATGTGTATTGACTTGCTGACCCAGTATAATCTTTTCTAACTAATCGCAAAGTATTACCTTCTATAATTATTTTAGCGTTCCATATTGTTTTGACCTCACGTATTAAATCCCCAAAAGTTCCTTTATAAAAACCATGTTGCTCAATTGATGGTTCTGTAAACCCTAGTATTTGTTTTTCTTTTTTGTTTACTGGGTTGTAGGTTTTTTCTGGAATAATATAAGCATCCTTAAACGGCTCCGTATCGAATATATCACTTTGAAAAGAATAACCTAAATAAGCAGCGCCTTTCTCGAAATGAGTTTTAACACTCATAGCAGAATGGTATTTAATTGGCTGGATAAGTAATAAAATTACTTGCTTGACTAGCTTTATTAGGGCTATAATTAAGAAAATAAGGTAAATGATATACAGAATTAATTTAATGTATGTCGAAAACACGTAGTAAACTGGTAACTCTGGGATAAATTCAACTATTCGCTGTATCGCTGCAATGATTTCACGTACCATTACATAAACACCAATAGTAGCAGTAACCGCCTCTAAATAATTTGGTACTGAGTTTAAGATATAAGGAACGCTAACAAAATCATTTGCAGTAATTGAATTAACATCTTCATATAAGTGTCTAAAAGTAAAGCTATCAAATTTATCATTTAAGGAATCAATAGAACTACTTGAAACTGCCTTTAGTGTTATTCTATTTGTAGAAAACAAAGAACCATCACTAGCATCCAAATAACCATCAAATGGTATCTCTAAAACACCATTACGTGTTACCTCTATACGAAATGGAATGCCCTCAAATATACCTACTCCAGTCGTTAAACCTTTTAATCTAATATCGTTTATGATTTGTGCGCTTTCACCTACAAATTCAAAGTCAGTTACATCAATAGACCTCATACCTTCTGGACGCTCAGGATCAAAATTTAATTCAATGCTTACACCATCCCAGTTAACTGGAGGTACTTTTAATTTCGTTTCATTTAGATAAAATTCTACCATGATTAACAGATTCGAGATTTACGATTTTTAAATGTTCTATTTTTGATAAAGCCGTTTTCGATTGTAGTCAATACAAATTCATGGTATTGATTCATGGCAAAGTTTGGTACTGGCTTATCATTAATAGCTTGTTTTAATCCTTGAACTTCTTTTATTAATTGTGCATTTTGTTGCAATAAGGCATTGTCATTTACTTTACTAGCAAAGTCTGTATTAACAACAATAGCGTGTTTTGCCGTGTTTAATAAACCCATACGAGATTGATAAGCTAAATCCGCTAGAGCTTCGTTTGATAAATTACCAACTTTCTTATTTTGCTCTGGGTTTAAAATACGTTCGTCACCGTCAAATCTTGCTACATATCCGTCAGTTCCATTACTAAATTTATTCTTAGTAAATTGTTTATCTTTTCCTACATTTTCTGTACCGTCAATAAAGGCAGCGCTAACCGCCTCAGCTAAAACAGTGTCACGTAAAGCTTTTTGTAATGCACTATCTGGGTCTTTTTCAGCATAAGAAGCAAATAATTTAAAGAAAGCCAATGCTTTTTGGCGCTTAATTTCACGCTCTTTTTCGGCTTGCTTTTCACGCTCTAACTTTACTTTATTAGCCTCTTCCTCAGCTAATGTATTTTGTAGTCCTTTTTCAGCTAAACGCTTTTGTGTTTCAATATTTTTATCAGCATCAGAAATTTGTTTATCAAATGATTCTTGTCTTATTCTTGATTGTTCAGCAGAACCTTTAGCAATTGCATCAACTAATTGTTGTTCAAATTGTAGAGCTTGATTTAAAACTACTTTTCTATTTGCAGCTATTTTTTCATCAGAAGTGTTTTGTAACTTTTGAACATCTTGCGCTGCCTTTTCTCTTATTTGTAACTTTTCAACTTCATTATCTGTTAACTCTGCTTTTTCTTCTGCATCAGCTATAATTCTAGCAGCTTTTTTAGCATTTGCTTGACGCTCTAAATCATTAATCTCTTTTAAATTAAGTGCATCTAAAGCTTTTACTTTTTTAGAGTATTGATTTTCTAAATTGTATATCTCAAAATCAGTTGCTTCGTCTGCTATTTTTTCACGAGCCGTCTGTGTTTTCTTAGCATTTTCAATGTTTAATTCTTGTTGAGCGTCAAAACCTTTTTTATCAATCTCTAATATTTTACGGTTAGTTTCTTGCTGTATTCTAATTCTTAACTCATCTTCTTGAGCCTTTGGCAAATTTTCAGCTTCAAGTTTTTTAATTTCTTTGTTGTAATTAGCTAATAAAACTAAATTACTTTTATTGTTCTTTTCGTTTAATTTTGCTTGCTCTTCAAAATTTCTTTTAGCAATATTTTTTCTATCCTCAACATTTTGTCTATCAATATCAAGTTTTCTTAATGCCTTAAATTCCTCAAATTGCAATTGTTCAATAGCTCGTTTATCCTCATCTTCAATAGCATCAATTTGTAATTGTCTAATTTCATCTAAAGCGTCACGTTGCTTAATTAATTCTTCTTTACTAATAGTTCCAATGGCTCCACCAGTTCCTTTTTCTTTAGTTCTTAATTGCCCTCTTAAATTATATTCCTCTTGAATGTATTGGTTGTTTAATTTAGCTTTATTATTTATTTCAGATAAAGCATCGTTATACTGTTTAACTCTTTTTGTTTCAGATGCGCTTAATAATCCAACCTCTCTACTTTCACCACCTTGACTTACTACCGTTCTAGTTTTACCGAATTTTTTTAATAAATCGTCTGTAATTTCTAACTCTGCCTTTAATTCCTTAATTGAATTTCTGGTCAATTCTTTGTTTGCATTAACCGCTTTAGTTCTTGCATTTTCGTTTCTTAATAAATTAGCTTCATTCTCGGTAATTAATCCGCTTTGTACTTTTAATTGTATTTTTAAGTCGGTAATATCATCCTTAGTTTGATTGATACTTTTATTATAAGCATCATTAGCTTTTGTGATTGATTCTAGAGCCTTTGCACCTTTAAATAACTCAGTAGTCCAATCAACTAATTCTTTGCCGTATAATGTCAATAATGTAACACCTAAACTCAATAAAGTTCCAACTGAAAATATAGCACCACCTAACTGAGTAAGTGCGCTTGTGGTTTTTTTACCTTCTTTTAATAACTCAGCATTTGTAGCTTTTATTTTTTGTAACTGGTCAAAGAATATTGGTAAGTTATTTGATATTGCTAAAAATCCAGTTTGAGCAGAAACCGCAAACGCTGGTAATTCTCTAGTTAATTGATTAACCGAGTTTCCAAGTCCATCAAATCCACTTTTATAATTACCTACATTTCTGCTAAAACGTCCAGCGCCTTGTTCAGCTTTATCTAACTCAACTCTTAATAAAGTAGCTTCATCTTTTATACTCCTAAATACTTTTCCGCCTTCACGCCCTCTAACCGCAAGTTCAATTTGCGCCCTCGATAAATCATTATATTTTTTTCTTAAAGCATCGTAAACAGAAGTTATTTGTTGAACACCTTTTTGTTCATTAGCCAATGCTTTTGCGAAATCCGCTTCTGTTTTTAATTGTTGACTTAAAGCCCTATCATTTTCAATCCTAACTTTTGCTAATGCTGCTTCTGTTAATGCTGCTGATTTTTTAAGAGCTTCTAAATCCTTTAATTCTCTATTAATCTGATTTGTAAGTGCTGCCTGCTCTTTTAAATCTTTAGAATTATTATTTGATTTGCCAGCTAAAACGTCTTTTGATAGTTTTAAATTCTCACTTAAAACACCAGTCAATTCTTTATTAACCGCTAAAAACTCATTTGCTTTAATAATGGCATCAACCAGAAATTTCGGGTCGATTATCTCTTCTGGTTTAATAGGTTGTTCAGCCATTTTCTTTTTTTAATTCGTTAATGTATTCGTAGTAAGATTTAACACTCACCGTACGCTCGTTAATAGCAAAACCTAACATCTTTTCGATTGCTACCTTTGCGCTATTACCTTTAACCTCTTTTACTTCAAGTAATTTATTTAATTCAATTTCTTTGATGTCGATAAACACCTCATTCGTAGCGTCACCAGTCAATACTAAATCTATTTTATGTACTAAAATTTGATTCTGTAAACGTATAATCGCTTGTAAATTATCAGATACACCAAACTCATCTAAGAATTGAGAATACAACTCACCAAACACTAACTCACACTTTAATAATTCATCACTGTTACACTTTTTGCGTTCAACTAATACATAACTGTAATCTTTTGTATCAATACATTTAAACCAGTTATAAATTGGCAAATCCGCTATGTCTTGGTAACACTTCATAATCAATCTTTTACTAATAATATTGAATAACTTGAAATGCAATCGCTATTAGTAACACTACTAATAACTTGTGTTTTAATAAATCTACCTGGCTTAATTAACATACCACCTTTATATGTTCTATTGTCACTACTTGAGCCAGTTAAACTAAGTGGTATAAAATCTTCATATTGCCATCCACTAGTGAAATTCTTTTTTCTTAATAGCGTAGCATCTAATGTGGTGTTAGCATTAGTATTTTGAAAACCTACGTGCCAATCAAACAAATATGCTTTATATCCAATAGGACACATAAATATTCCACTATACATTTCGTTTAAACCAATAGGTATAACATTTTGAGCAGTTAAATCAGTAGTAGAAGTAGCTGTAATTGTCCCTGCATTAGCTAATCCAGAACCCCACGTTTCACCCTCGCTTTCTAAAATACAAGCGTATGCCTTTGTGCTAACTACTGGAGTTGTACCATTTAAAGTAATTACTTCCTCCTCATAACCATTTATAGTTATTCCTTTGTGTTTCATGGTACGCATACCAGTACCAGCAGCGGTGTCATTTGCGCTAGAACTTACTGTGCTAACTGTTCTATAAGTTGTAGGGCTTACATAAACAGCACTCATAGGAGTGCAATCTTCTATTACTGTTCCTACTGCTAAATTACGAGCAGTTAACTCTATTATTGTATTTTTAGGAACATTCCCTTTTGCTACTTCAACAAAAAAATCTTTATTATCCTTATCTAAATCAATCATGTCGTAGTATTTAAATATATTTGAACTGTACCAGTAGCACTATTTGGAGTGTATTTTATACCTAAATAAGCAAAGTTAAATGAACTGTATTTAACGGACTCTGATAATGCTAATAAATTAGTTTCACTCGATAATTCTCTAAACTGGGCTTCTTCTCCGTCAAAAGCACAACATAAAACAGTATAAGTAGGAGTGCCACCAACTACTAAACTATCGTCACAACTAATACCAATCTTAGTACCAGTCATTTTTATTTTATTAAAGTGACTTACCGATGCTCTAGTATCTGATAAAATTGCTATTGATTTCATTATCTAGTTAGTATTTTTTTACGCACGTATGGTATAATAATTTGTTTGCCTTTTTCTCTAAGTAGCGATAAACTTTCGTCTGTTAATCCAAGTATATCGGCTCCCCATCGTTCAATTAAATTATCAGTATCTTTAATCGTATCGGCTGTTATTACAAATCCGCTATTGTTAAAGAATACCCTAAACGAGTTATAGAAGTCACCAGTATCATTTAAAGTAACTCGATCCGTTGGCTGTCCTTTTGCACGTTTTATATTTACCGTTTCAAAAGAGTAAAAGCCACCAATATCTTCTAAATTTCTACCAGTACTATCAACCCCCTTTTCAAATAACTGTTTACGAGTGTTCAACTCAATTATTAAATCGGTAAACTCTTTAGTTTCGCTTAGATGCTTTAGAACCTCTAGTACCGTTATCGCCTTTATTCGATTCGCTAATGCTTCCAATGCTCTCATTTTCGATTGCTTTTTGTACTTGTTCCCAAACTTCGTTTTTATCGTGCGCTAAATGACCTTTTACGGCTGCAAAAAATTCCTCTTTGCTTTTACCTACCCATTCAATAGGGTTAATGCTTGCTTTCCCTGACTTTATCATAATATTATTTTCTATAAATTGAAACTGTTGTTGGACTTGTAATTACTACTAACCATGTTCCTGAGCGTGGAGTTGTAGCGGAAATGCTATCGTCACCTACTACTGTTACATCCGTACCACCCACTAATTGAACAGTAAAAGCTCCAGTTTTAGCAATTAATAATTCAAAGTTTGTGCCCGTTTGATAACCTGGTACTAAAGCGATTATTTGTGCAGCCGTTGGAGTTGTTTTAACAATATTTCCAGTAATTGTACCAACTATTAAACCGTTTACAAAATCAGATGCCGATAATACGCCAGTTGCATCGGTTAATGTTGTTTGTACTTTAGATTGCATTTTACTATAAATAACACTAGCATCAGCTAATTTATCGCTAGTAATAGCAGAATTTAAAACGCCATCTGTATCAATTAAGCCGTTTGTTGTAGCTCCTAATTTAGAATATGAAACCATACGCCATTGAGTAGTTGAAAGTGCTAAAAACTCAGCGATATCACCATCTTCTGTAGTAATATTTGCACCACCTAAACAAATTAAGTTAGCTCCATTGGTTAGAATTAAAGCATCCGTAAAAATCATTCTACGCACTACGCCAGCTTGACTTGCTGTACCTAAACTTGTTATTGTTGTAGTGCCATTAATCACAACCGTATTACCAGTTGCTGCACCAATATCCGTAGTTGATGCACTTGTTAAAGCACCAGCTAAACCAGCGTCATTTGTTCCAGTTGCTCTTACCGTATCTGTAATTAAACCCATTTTATTTTGTATTAAAAAAGCCTACCCACGTTTTAATGAGTAGGCTTTTTAGTTTGTAATTAATTTAATTTATTAAGCTACTGTTGCTGTATTTGCAATAACCGCAGTATAATCAAATCCAGTTTTAACTGGTGTAACTCTTATTACGTCAGCTACCGTTTGTGCAACAGTCATTGTTAACGTATAAGTTCCACTAGGGCTTTCAACAACAGATGTTAAGGCTAATGCAGCCGAATCCGTTACGTTATATACTTTTGAAGCTGTACCACCAGCAACATCGTAGAAGTCAGTTATTAATAATCCTTTAACTGGAGTGTTGTATTTAGTTCTTAATTTAACAACTAAAACAGTTGTAGAACATGATGCGTTAGTGCTTAAAACGTCAACTAAACCAGCAACATTTAATAAGCTAATACCAGTAATATCAGCACTTGACAAAATTTGTAAGTACTCTGGTTGCATATTGCTATCAAATTGAAAGTTTAATGTAGTGTTTTCTAAAACAGTATCACTTACATCGTTCCAAATTGGTTCCCATGTATTGTTATTTACTGGAGTAGGATATAAAATATCTACTTCGTTTTTAGTGTAACCTCTTAATGATCCATTTGCATCAATTTCAAAGATACCGAACTGAGTACAACGAGATGAGTTTAAGATACCTGCAAATACTTGATTTCCGTTAGGGAAAATTCCAGTAAATGAGTAAACACCAGCTTGGATAGGGAATACCGAACCATCGTCATAAGTTTGTTTAGTACTTTCTGATTTAGTTTTAGCAACGTTTTTAATGTCGCCAGAAATAGGGTACCAACGTTTTGAACTATCAGCATGGTTAATTCTAGCATTGATATAAGTAGCGTCAATAGTCGCTGTTAAGTCAATACTGTTCAAAGTACCATCGTTCGCTGTTAACGGAACCATGATAATTTTTTTAGTTACCCCGAATTTTGGGATGCAACTAGGCGCACCCGTGTTTGTTAAACCTGCGTCATCGCAGTCGCATACTAAACTTGACATTGTTTTATTTTTTAGTTGTTATTATTAATTTAAATTATCTATAATCGTTGACGTGTTACCGTCTATTGTATCTCTTATTTCTGTAAGTACTGTTATATCGTAGTTTCCACCACTTGCAACTGTTGAAAGTATATTATCAAATTGGTCTGTTATTGTTACACCAGCACAAACGCCACCAGTTGACACGTAATATTCATTGGAATAAAGAACCGCTAAAACATTACCGTCACCATCAATTACATAACCTGGAGCAGGTCGAGTATCTAAAGCTGGATTTATGCAACAATCACATTCTTTTAAAAATGGTATTGTAATTCTTAATCCTACTCCTGCCAACGGCTCGTTAAATATGTTTTTATTTGTTCCATTATCTTGAACATTACCAAATATGTTGTAGTTTCTTAAATCTCCAGTAGATGTTAATGGTGCCACATATTGATTATTAGCCAATACTTTGATAAACTCATTTGCTAGTGATCGCATCGGAGCAATTCCTTTTGTATCGCCATCTTCTTGTGTCCAATTTGAATTATCGCATTGAGTTAAGAAGTAAAGCGTAACATCTGGCTCACTATCCAATGTATCTAAAGAATCAAAATGTAACTTTTCAGTAATTTGTTCCTTTAAATAAATCAATGGTAAACGTTCAAGATGGTTCGTTACTTTATTTAATTCACTAGCTACTACTCTAATCGTTCCATGCTTGAAAATAGGCACGTACAAATCGAATGTTAACACACTTGGTAATACAGTGCCACTAACTTTAATCGACACGTTATAATCAACTTCTACAATCCTATAATCATTTCCTAAAATGGAAATATCAAATGAGGGAATAGCCCACTTTGTTTTATTACATAAAAACGTATAAGTTCCATCGCCATTATCGGTTACTGATTGACACGTAACAGTCTTATCAATCAAATTTATGATTGGTTTAAGTCTATCGTATGTTTGTTTATCAGTCATTAGATAATTGGATTAGCGTAACCTAGTGTTTGTCCGTTATAATCTGGGTAGTCAGTTGTATCGTTATTGATGAAATATTGAATAGCAGAATAAGATTTAACCGCCTCGTTATAATTATCATAAATAGGTGTACTCATCCAATCAATAGCCTTAGACGTTTCATTTTCCTGCATTACATTACCGTTCAAAGTATTTTGAGTACTTGCAAAACGTGTGTATTCCCAGTAGATAAAACCTAGCAACATTTCTTTTACTCCATTACTTATGATTTCACAACCATTAATAACTTCTGCAATAGGATTAAACAGAACCGAATAAATAGGGTCAGTAGGTGCTAAAAATGTTAATGCTGCTATGTCAGCATAAAACAAGTCACCAGTTACTAAACCTAGTAAACGTCTGATATATACTTTCTCGTACTTGTCAATGAACGCTTGCAAATCTGTTTGGCTAAATCCGTTTTGTGATATTTTATACTTACCTACAAAATCAGTTGTTTTAACTATTTTTCCCATTTGCTTTTATTTAGTAGCGTGAGATGGATTCGAACCACCGACCTCGAGATAATGAATCTCACGAGCTACCCCTGCTCTATCACGCAATATGTTTAATTAGTTCTTACTCGGTAACACATAACCTCTATGAGATGCCGACATCGTGCCAGCTCCAGTATAAGAAAGTCTGTAATAACGATAAGGCGAACCAGTAACTACAAATAACTTTGAACTTGTTGCTACGTTTGTAGGTGAATAGCTTGTTACATCTGCATAAGATGAGTTAACCGTTACGTAATTAGTTCCATCAATAGAACCTTGTAATGTAACCGTGCCAGCTACTGTACCACTAATTTTAGTTACTACTGATTGAATTGTTACACGATCATACCAATTAGTTACACCTAAACCAACGTAAGAAACGCCAGTATTATCGGTTGTATCGCTTGTTAATGATACGTTGCTTGTCATATTGCTAACTACATGCTTATTACTTAAACCACTAGAGAATACAGATGCGCTAGGAGTAGCAACCATTGTACCAGTACCAGTGAATGTAACTTGGTAGTACAAATAAGGGTTTTTAGTGTAGTTAAAAATAGCAGTATTAGTTGTTTGATCCGTTAAAGCTAACGTACTTGTACTTGCTGTTAATGCAACATAGTTTGTGCCGTCTAACGAAGCACTAACCGCTACTGTTCCTGCAATAGTTCCAGTTGACTTAGTTACAACTGCCTGGATAGATAGGTTTTCTGTTACATAGTTAGTGTTTAACGTTGCAGTTACAGCCGTGCTATTTGTCATAGTTACAGCCGATTTCGTCATAGCCGTTACGACTTGAGCGTTTGAATATCCTACTAATAGGAATAAACAAAGTATTGAGAATGGTTTTTTCATTATTTCTTTTTTTGTTTTTCTTTTGATTGTTTAACTTTAACTTCTTTTGCTACCTTAACTTCAACAATAACATCGTCTTTTTTAGATTCTAAAACAGCAACGTTACGCTCAATTAATCGAGCTGCTAATGTTGTTTCAACTCTTAAAGTTTCTCCAGCTTTATTATTACCAAAATCTTCTGTTAGTAATAACACTCTGAAATGTTTAGTTTTTTCTTTCTTTGCCATGTTGTTTATATTAAGCCCCCACAATTAAGTGAGGGCTAATTAATATTAAGGTGCTGCTGTGATTGCTGCTAAAGCTGCATCGATGTCGGTTACTTTTCTGAAACCGCCTTTGTCTGCTGCTCTGATTAAGAACGCTAAACGTTTACGAGCTTTTAATGTTAACTCATCCTCAGTGAATTGAGCGTTAACCATTCCTTTAGATAATACGATACCACCTAATTCATAGATACGAGCAAAACGTCTATCCCCTACTACCATAGTGTTAGCTGTGATAATGTTTGATTCGATTACTACGATACCAGCTACTTGAGAACCGTCACGACTTACAAATGGAGGTAAAATATAGTTTTGGTTTGCATCCTTAGATAATTTCATACGGTTGATGTCAACAATATTCATTACCGCAAAGTCAGGTTGATATTTAGCACCTCCAGTAGAAGTGATTTGCTCAGATACTTTTACAAGTAAATCGTAGATAGTTGGATCAACAATAGAACCAGCACCAGGTAATGTGTAAGCATTTACACTAGCTTTTAAACCAGTAATCGTGTTACCAGTACCATCACCGTCTGCTAACTGACGGTCAATTTCTAAAGCTACGTTTGTTTCTAAGAACATACCTAACTCAGCAGCAAATAAAGTTTCATCTTCGAAAAATTCCTCAGTAACTGGTAATGTGTCACCGATTTTTTGTAAAGTAATTGAACCTTTTTTGAATTTTGCAGTTGATTCTGGGAAAGCTGCACCTTCTGCTACTGCTGCTGCTGCTCTTGCAATTGTATCTTCATCCCAATCGTAGTAACGAATAGTTCCGTTATGTTGACCAGCTCCTAAATTTAACTTAGGGAAAATGTCATATAAAGACAATTTACGGTGCGCTAACTGACCAATCTCTGGTAAGTCATAAGCGGTTTCGTTGTTAGCAATAAAAGAACGTAAAGTTAATGCCTTAATAGTAACTTCTTTTTCAGATACTTTGTTAGCAATACGTTTTAATTCTTCTTTATTAGCTGCAAACTCATCTTTTAAAGATGCTTTTCCAGTTGAAGGCGTGCCAGTTTCTTTAAGAGCTTTTAACTCAGTAGCTAAACGGATTACTTCGGCTTTCATTATCTCGTTATTAGATGCTAAAATATCTTTGCGTAATGCTTCAATATCTTCTTTAGATGCCTTGCTTTCAATTAAAGCATTCATCTTTTTATTTGCATCTTCATTTTTAGCTGCGAAATACTCAGCCATTTCTTCTGCTGTTGCTTCTGTTTTGAATGTTTCCCATTCCTCACCTTTTAATTCTTTGAACTCGCCTTTAATCATAAATAAAGGCAATGCTGCTACTGTTAATCCAGTTGCTACATCTGATTTATTAATCTTAGAAAAATCAGCTCCATAAAAGCCAAAAGTTAAAGCGATTGCAATGGTAGCAAATAAAATCTTTGCCGCTTTTTTTACCTTGTTGTGTTGTTTTACATCCTTAAAACGGATCATTGGATTTTTTTTCATTATGTTGTTTTTAGTTGTTTAATAATTTAATTAGGTTTTCTTTTTTTGTTTTGTTTAGTTGAGTGCTTGTAGGCGGCTCTGTTTTAGGAGTGGTAGTAACCGGCTCCGTATTTTCTTTTACTGATAAAGTAGGAGTAGCATAATTAGAACCTTTAACAACTGCCGAGCCTTCAATAATCTTAGCTTCTGTAACAGCCCAAAAATAACCTTGAGCTATTGCATCTTCTTTATTTGAAACTTCAACAATGTATTTATCCCAGTTATCTTTTTCCTCTCTATAATATTTCTCGTCTGAATTGATACATAATAGAATGTTTATGTAACGCATACCAACTGAATGTTCTTTAACATAACCTTTAGCGTACTGTTCAAACATAAACTCATTACGTTTAGAACTTACATTAGCCTCGAATATTAACGCTTGTGTGTCACCTTCTAATTTATCAAAACCTAATTCAGACCATGACATAGTTTTAACCGATGCTGTTAAGTCATCAGTAATAATTTTACTAAATGTCATTTGATGCTCTTGCAATAAATAAAGGCTCTTTTGTTCCTTTAATGATTTATTCCAAATGCCTTTAATATGAACGTCACCATGTGAATCTAAAATATTAGTAGTATTGATCACTACTTTTACTTTGATATTATCTAACTCTAATAAATTAACATCGTTATCAGCCTTAACAGCCTCGCCTTTTAAGGTAGTTGCGCTAGGAGTATAAATAATAGCATCAGCTTCTTTAACCTTAAACTTCTTTTCAGAAATCAAAGCAGCTTTATTATCTTTTAAATGTTTGAAAATATCCATTACTTATTAATTACTTGGTTAGAATTAATAATATTGGATTTAACGGCTTTGATAGCCTTAATTTCCTCAGATGTAAGTACTTTTTGCTTTGCCATTAATTAAAGTGATTCGTATTTATCGAATAAACTTTGCACAAATATAAAACATATTTAGGCAATACGCAAACCGTTATGAAAAATATTTTGTACTTTTGCTAAAATAATATTCATTTAAAGCATATATAATGCAAATAAGCAATCTATTTTACTCAATCGGTGATTTGTTCAACGGAACATCAAAGCAAGCTAAAAAGCAGTATTTTAACCAACGTGTGGATATGAATATTAATAAAGGGCAGGTATATATTAATGCTTTAGTGCCTTATAAAATATATAATTCGATCCCTCAGTTTAAAATTCCAGTTGATAAATTAGCCTCGATGTTTAGTAATGGGGTGTTTAAGTATCAGAAGATTGGTAGTGATAAATTAGATTCTTTACCTCCAGAGTTTGCTAAACTACTTGAGAAACCAAACATATTGCAGGGACAAAACCCATTCTTAAACCAATATTATAGACAATTGAAGGTTTACGGTAATCAGTTTATCTACAAATCAACTCCAAGCCCTTTATCAAAAGTACCAACATCATTAAAAAATATTAGCCCAGCATTATTAAAACCAGTACTTACTGGTAAATATTTCGATCAAGTTAGTATCGAGGGCGTTATATCTAAGTACGAATACACCGAGAATGGAATGATTAAGCCGTTTGAAGTAAATAGCGTATTGTGGAGTAAAGTTGATGATCTGGATAATCCTTTAGTGGGTATCAGTCCATTAGTAGGTTTAGAATTTCCAACAAGCAATACAGAGTTAGCGTATAAGTATTTAAACTGTATTAGTGGCGAGCGTGGCGCATTAGGTATATTGAGCCGTACACCGTTAAAGGATTCAATGGGAGCTTTACCAGCTACCCCAGAAGAAATAAAAGAGAAAGAGGAATTATATCGCAGGAATCATGGTGTTGATGACAACCAAATGAAAACGATTATAACTAACTCACCTTTGACTTATACACCTATGAGTTATCCTACAAGAGATTTGTTATTACCAGAGCAAATAGATGCTAATGGAATGACGATACTTGATGCTCTTGGAGTTAACAGAAACTTATTTAGCGGTTCAACTTATGAGAATTTAAAGCATGGTTTAATATCTACACATAATGATACGGTTGTACCGGATGCCGATGGATTTACTCAAAACTTATCTAAGTTTATTGGAGTACCAGAAGGTTACAGATTAGTATTAGATTATTCACATTTACCATACTTACAAGCGGATAAAACTCAAGAAGCCACTACATTGAATAGTGTTAGTGCTGCTCTTAATTCGTTGGTTACATCTCAAATCATTACACCTCAGCAAGCTAATGCGATATTGATTAATCAGTTTGGGGTTAGTTTGAAGTAGTCGGTTGTTTATCTAATAAAAATAGATTAATAATACACTGCTTCGGAAAAGTATATTTTGGGTAAACTTGAGAATATCTATTTTTAAAATCTAATTGATTTATTTCAAACCATTGCCCATGTAAATGAGTGATTAACTTATCTGGGCCATCGTATTTAAAAATAGTATCAAATTCTGCCTCCGATAATTCAATTCTTTGTTCTAAATGAACGCTGTTTTTTAATTCAATTGGTTTATGATAATTATTGTATAGGCAATTATCAGAAGGATATGGATACCATTTAGTGTCGCTCTTAATATTATTTTCTTTTAATATATCGTAAAGCTCTGTAACGTCAGTCACTTCTACGCTTTTAACAAAATCACTAGGTTTCTTGTTTGGTTCAAAAAAATATTTGCACTCAAATTCATTCATACATCAAAGTTACAAATAATTTCTAAACGTACAAGTGTGGCAAACAACCACGAATGAATATTACAAGTCCACTCATTGAATCTGGTGCATCATCGTGTTTAGAACCTCCTGCTTTTAAATATTCGGTTAACTCAGTCATAAACGCTTTATATTCTTTTGATTGAAATTCGGGTGCTAAGAATAAACAGTTTTTCTTAATAAATCCAGCATCCATTAAAATACGAGTGTGTTTATTGCTTGTAGATACGGCTGTAAATATTTGTGTTTGTGATTTATTTCTAATGTTACGAGCGTATATAGCACCCATGTTATTCGCTTCGATACGACAAAACTTAACGTCATGTTCTTTTAACTTAGATACTAATAACGGTTCAGTAATCTCGCTGTTATCTTTACTAAACAACACATCAGTAATGTAAATATCATTTTTAATGTTACGTCCAATAGGTGCGCTTAAATTATCGCTACCTTCATCAGCAACATCGACATAAGCTATTGAACTTTCAAATACAAGGTTCTTATCCGGTGTAAAGTATCTCAATTCTGATTTAGGAAATAACAATCCTTTAGCCTCAATTGGTTCTTGTTGATACTCGGCTAAGAATATAACCTCGTCAATTTCGTTTTTAATTTGTTGGTATTCCTCAGTTGTTTTAACATCTTCACAAAATGATTTACCATTTTCATCAATGGCCCTAATAACAATAGATTCATCATAGCGCCCTTGTTCCATATTTACACCTATCACATCTCGCTTAGTCCAACGTGTGCCAATGTCAATTTTAGGGCATCCAGTTTCTAAACGTGATCCGTGTGTCGCTTCTACCCATGATAAAACCTTTTCGTTTACATTCTCGCTTAAAGCATCTTCTAAACTCTTATACAAGTCATCAGTAATAGCTAATTTAGTAGCACCGAAACCAATAATAGTACCACCTACGCCAGCACCGAAATAACCTACTTGTCTACTGTTTGTTAGATTCCATCCGTTAACCGCTTGTTTATCCATAGCTAGTTTAACATCGGTGAACACTGCCTGGAACTTTTCGTTTTTAACAACACCCCTAACATCATAACTAAACTTTTCATATAGTCGAGCCGTGCAAGTGTTACGCATAACGCTATCTTCTGGAAACTTGCCAAGCGTCCATGCACAAAATAAAGAAGTGATATAAGATTTACCAGCTCTTGGAGGCATCGACACACTTAAACGTTTAATCTCGTTACGGTGTATCTTCATAAATGCAATAGCTACCTTTTCAAGAAATGGACGTTTACTAAAAAATTCATGATCATACCATAGGCAAAACTGCCAAAAGTCACGCCTCGCTAATTCTTTTTTAGCTTCAAGAATTATCTGGCTTCGTAGTTCCATGTGCAATGGCTAATAATTCTTTGTAAGAAAGTGCTTTTAATGGTTCGTTATCAGTTTTAATATCTGATTTAATTGGAGCGTTCCATCCTTGCATCTCGGAAATAGTTTTAATTGCTTGTATTCGCTCAATAACTTTTGGTAGATAGTTTGGCATTTCACCTTCCTTAGCTTCTTTTATTTCTGCTTTGGCGATATCTGTTAAAATCTCTAATGCCTCGTTTTTGCTTAATATAGCCGAATTAAGGTTGTTTATTAAATTATCGGTGAGTATGTCACCTATGCGCTTTTGAGTCTCTTGTTGATTGATTGCGTGCCTCTCGTTAGCTGTTTTCCAATAAGTAGCAAATGTACGTTCGCTTAACTGAAATTTACTGAGAATAACTGCAAAGCAATCTTTAAAACCCGTCCCTTTTTCGAGTTCAATAAGTATCTCAGTAATAATATTTTCCTTATTCGGCTTCATCACTAATTACAAAACACTATATAAACCCTAAATTTATTTTCTAGGCGTTCAACTATTGGTTCTATGTACAATAGTTCAAAGCATTTCATTATGCCAAAGATACAACATTATAGGCAATTAGCAAAACGTTATATAAATAGACAAAAAAAGGTTGTTAATTTAGGTGAATAACGTATTGTAAACCTTTAATAGTAGGGTGCTTTAACACTTCTATAACACATGGCAATTTCATTAAATCCTCTCTAGTCATAGCTTATTTAAAATTCATACATAAACCAACACCGTTGTTAGTAGTGCCTAATTTAATAGTTAATGATTCTCTTTTAATCAACATAGTACTATAAATGTTTTCAGCCGCACACATTAAAAAGATGCTGCCAATAATAAAGCTCCCGGAAGAAACATATTGAGCGTTTTTATCTGTACCCATTGCATTAATTCCAGTACATGCGCCACCGATTACATATAATGCCCCGGCACTACATAATAAACGCCCTGTTTTTCTGTTTTTAGAATTAAACTTTTGTTCTTGATTGCTAACGTTTTGTGATATTGCACTAAATCCAAGAATGATAAATAAAGCTAATAGGGTTTTTCTCATGTACCAAATTTACTATTTTATGGGTAAATATTATTTAGAATGATTATAAATATTAAAATGGTATAAAAAATAATGTATTGATTTATAGGTAGTTAATATTTATATTGATGTATAGATAAATTTAATGTATTTTGTATAGATATTTATATATACATTTGTGAACGATATAACAATTAACTAATTAATTATGGCAAGCAAAAGAAAACAGTATAGTATAGTATTACCAGTTGATACGGATATGAGTGAATTAGTACAAAGATTAAAAGAAGTTAAAAAGAAAACTGGCAAAACAGCTAATGCTAAAATAGCTGCATATATTTTAAAGTTAGCGAAGTAAGGTAGTGGTTTAGGCAAATTGGAATAAGTCAACCTATTTAATAGGTAGGTGTGGGTTCGAGCCCCATAACCACACAAAGTCTACGGACACGTTATTTGACATTAGTATACAGTATCGTCTGGCCAAAACGAATCATGCCGAATAAGCTTAGTATTTCACTATTTCGGGGCGGGCTTTAAATACATAAGATATTATAACAGCTTCCTTTTGGTGTAGGTGCTGTTTGAGAAAAAACCATATCCCTACTCGGTTAAGCCGTAGCATCGAAGCACGGTAGGGAACCAAATTAAACAATCGCAAATATGAAAAACGTAATAATCGACATTCTAGTTGAGGCTAGAAATAAAATTGAAAATCAAAAACTAAGCAACTTAAGCTTATCTCAACGCATATCAAACGCAATGGTTATTGAGAAACTAAACCTATGTATTAAGCTATTAAGAAACTTTACAAACATTCAATAATATGACAAAGGCTAAATCTTTAAAATTCTATCAAAACTGCAAAGCTCAGTACATAATAGACTTGCACCTAGCAAAAACAAAAGCTCATCGAGAGCAAATAGAAGATTGCTTAGTAGATGTAGAGAAAAAAATTAAATCATTAATTAAACCTAAAAACAAATAGCATGGCTAAGATAAAACAAACAATGGTTGAAGATATTAGTATAAACTCTGTTACTTCTAATCCAACTAAAAAAACGTTTATCACTATCCACCAGGACGGCAAAACAATATTCTTAGAACACTCTAAAATAGTAGAGTTTTTAAAAACCATTAACACTTTTAAATAATGTACGAGCTAGATATGAATACTCAGGTGTTTGACAAGGATAAGCGATATTCAGAATGTGAACGATGCGATGGCGATGGGTGGCTATTTGGGGATATTGACGATGAAGATGATAATGGTGATCAAAGAAAATATACATGCCCTAACTGCAACGGAACTAGTCAAATAGAAATAGAAGATTAACCATGTACACCTACAAAATAAGAAACACAAAAGAATATTTAGCAGCTCTAAAAGTACACGCTAAGAATAAAGCGGTGTTTCAAAAGAGTTGGTGGTATTTAACTTATAAAAACTTAGAAGATTAAAATTATGGAAAAATTACAAGTAATACTATGCCTTATTTTTATTTTATCGGCATCGTTTAACATACACATATCAATTAAGTACGATAGAAGATATGCTATTGCAGGATGGGTTTGCGCTATCTTTTATGCCTTTCAAGTTTTATTAATAAACCTTTTAAAAACTTAGACAGTGAATAGTCAAACTCCAGAAGAAAAAGCAGCCTATTTACTATCTGTATTCAATGAAGATGTAAACGCTTGCTTATCACTATGTGATAGAATGATTGAAGGTAATATAGTCAATTGTGCTGGCTACTATAAAAAAGTTAAAAAAGTATTAATCAATAAATCTTAGAAAATGAAACTATCCCCTCAAGCAATCGACTTCATATTTAAAGCAGTATCATTTATAGTAGGAGCATTATTAACCGTTTTATTTTTAATATAATGAAAGTAGCATTAGCAATGATAGGCTTAATTATAGTAGCGATTGTATTTGTCGTATGTGCTATAAAACACTCAAACAGTAAAATCAATAACGATTATGACAACTGGAGCAATGAAGAACACTACTAAGTTTTCAATAGACACCTTCAAAAAAGACTTTCATAAGCCGTCACTAGAAGCCGAAAATCTAAGGCTTCATGCAAAGATTGAGCAACTTGAAAAGGATAAGAAAAATTTAAAATTAATCATTAGGGCTTTTAATGCCAGTAACACTAGAAATAACAGCGTATGAGCAACGTATCAAAATCAGCATTAACAC